CTATCCTCGTATTTGAATGTAGGGTAACTTGCTTGGCTAAGCGTTGCACTTTATGACCGGACATTGGTGAAGACCACTGCACTGGCAACAGTTTGCGTGGAAAAGAGATAACAACTCTCCCACCTGACTTTAACTTTTGTTTAACAGTGGGCGAAGACAGAGCTGATAGACGATCTAGAAAAGCATACGGAAACATACTTGACTTACCAGTACCAACTTCAGACTGGACTACGAAGGGTCGTGGCACGTCTTGACGAACGACAGGTTGTTCGCCAGACCTAGTACCATACACAACGACAGTGGTCTTGGCTTCTGCCTGAACTGCAAAAGGCGCATGCTCCGAAGACACGACTTCATTCCACGGATTGACAACTGACCCACCTTCACCAGGTGAAACTTGACCGGGGTGACTTGAAAGGAAAGACCAACCTGTTATGTGTTTACAAATTAGTTCAATCGGTTCGGAGATGTAATAGTTGAGATAGAAAAGATAATACAGGGGCGAAATTGGATAATCAAAGAAAAACATTGGAACTAAAGAAATGGTGAAGACTGAAAGCCGTTTTGACCAGATGTACATATCTTTAGGCATTATTGCGGCAAGCACGGCACTATTATCTCCGTGCGCATGCCAAAAGACGCAAGACAGTATCCCGTAGATCTTAGGCACATCTAGTAAAACGAAATAGAAGAGCTTGATTAAAAGTCCTAGAACCGGGATTTTCGCACAAGCTTGTTCGAGATAATATAAAAGGAAATAAAGTAGAGTTGTCAACACCAGCCGAGAACCATAAGCTTCCTTGGTGTGCGCGTCATGCTCACGTCGAAACTCATCAGTTTGGTAGTGTTGATAGAAGACATAACCATTAGTCACGGACGCGTATGGAGAACGCGCAAGTTTACCTATGAAAGCGCCCTCGCTTTTGGGTTCTTCACACTTGGCGACAAAATGTTCCACGGGAAAATTTACCGTGGCAAATGGCGTTTCACCAGTTGCCCCCATGATATTCGCCGTCATCTTGTAAGCATAGCGAGGTATTCCACCGATCTGTTCTTGCATAACATCGACAAGAAAATGGGCCAACTCAATAGTGTCATGACTCTTCTTTCGAAGTTTTGCCAGGAACAGTTGATCCTGTCTCAAGACAGGTAGTTGTTCTCCTTGTTTCATGGCATTCTGTAAAGACGACGCGTAGTTTGGAAACTTAGCCGTTTCGAGAAACAAGAAAAACTGCTCTTGACGGTTTGGTTTGTACAGTGGGTTCTCTTTCAAGTGAGCACGGACCTGCTTTGGGGTCCGACAGGTGGCTTTATGGGTTATTTTGACGTAGGGTAAGCCATACTGGTCGTCTGCGATTCGGGCCACAAGCCCTGGGACGTGGTAGAAGGTGGCTAACCTCTCACAGTCAGATGCATAGGAAGTGGCAAGAGTACGCCAGAGTGTACCATTGAACACTGCTATTTGCGCAGTACCGGCCTCTTTTTGCATATACGAATGGAGATAAGCCATGCCGGCCGCATTGTTTTGGTAATACCTATTTGGCAGTAAGCGTAAATATGAATCACGTGTCAACTGATAAACAATACGGCGAGGCATTGGGGGCGCTTCAGGATCCTCTACTCCTCGACTACGTTGGACGTTGAGTTCAATCGCTTGCCATGCTTCAAGTTCCTTTCGATCAGTGTTGTTGGGACGACGACAGGACTTTCCGAGATACTGAAGGTCATTAATGCGTGTGAAGAAACGGCAAGTGAGAGTTAACCCGACATCTTCTCCACAACGCTTGAACTCTTCTAAATCGAAGGTGTCGGGATTTTCCTTCAAAGTGATACCTGAATCGTCACCAGTGTTAAAGATCTTGTTGCCCTCATCGAAGAAATCTTTCGGGGTTTTGAAGACGCCACGGCGTTCCCAGTACTTGACCCACGCAGCTATGAAAGCTGCTTTGTAACCCCAACTATTATCCCAGGAAGTGGCATTTTCGCCAGTCCCACCTCCCCTGTTCTTGTGCACCACATTATAGAGTAAGTGGATGTTAGGTTGGACATTTGACACCAACCAATCCTCAAGCTCCTGATTGTCCTTGAAGTACCTCCAAGTGTGTTCTGAGTTATAGACAGGTTTAGGATCAAAGGTCGCGTTTAGGTACAACGGTGAAAGAAAATGATAGCGCATGCGATCACCGTTTTCCTTATCATAATAAATCAACTGACTAACGTCAGTTAATAGGACGACCTTGTTTTTGTATAACAGATGTACAGGATGATTGGCGTCATAGACTTCTTCCTGCGTGAGACGTGGGAAAGCTGCTCGCACGAACTCCGCTGACACGAACTGTTGTGGTTTCTGCCGCAAAAGTTGTAGAGCTCTAGCACCGTTGGGCACTAAGACTGCAACGGAATTGTGGTAATTCTTCATCGTTTCTGCGAAAATGAACGACTTTTGTAAAGCGTCATACTTGGCTTCAAGGACGGATCCTGGTGCACTACCCTTGAAACCTAGCTG